GCTTTCGAGCAGGACGAACACCGGCAGGACGTCGATCTGGTTGCCATCGTGAACAAGCCGAACGGCATGGTTTGCGCTGACCTCATCACCGACTGCAAGATGTGGCAGACCGCGGTCAACCGCTTCTTCAAGGCGCTGGCCGGGGATGAGCGCTTTGATGGCTGGCAGGAAACCATCACGGAGTGCATCAAGGAAGGCTTCTGGCAGGACAAGGCGCTGACCGATAGCAAGTACACCGGCGGTTACTTCTGGGAAGTTGAAGACCTCGATGGCCGGTTCTACATCTGCCTGAATGTTGTCGGAAAGGAGGTTGCCTGATATGACGGTTCTGGACCACATGAAAGCCGCAGGGTATGACCCGAATGCAGCACGCAACGCGGATGATCTGCGGCGCATGGGGGCTGGTACGATGGAATGCGAGAGCATCCAGCTCCGCACGTTCCGCTGCCGCCCCTACCAGTACGAAGGTGAGATGTTGGCTGTAGAGGCCACCGCGATTGTTCCCTTTACGGATGGTACGCAGCGACCCTACCCGGACGGATGGCCGAGCAGCATCAAGGCAAGCGCAATGGCTTTTTTCAGGATTAAGGAGGATGAGTGATATGGCAAAGCGAATGATGAAGCTCACCGTTGAGGAAGTCCGGGCGAATATCCCGTACGACCTCATCTGTATGGTTCGCTACGGCTGCACTTGGAGCAGCGGTCGCCGCCGTAGGGCATGGCTGGCCGACTTCAGCGAATCGGAGCGGGAGGCCGCAGGGCGGCTGTTCCGCATGGCTCACAACTGGACGGTCGGCCGGGGCGTTCCCGATACCGTGCAGATGAGCCGGAAGACGTTCAACCTGTGGCAGAAGCTCGGCGACTTCTGCGCGTCCATCTGAAAGGAGAGGTCCGAATGGAAGAACGGAAATGGATTCTTGGCGATGACTTAGCAGCCTGCGATAACCTGCTGGACGGCATTACGTTTGATGACGTGATTCTCGCCGTCCACTGCAACTGCCACGTCATCAGCAGGGAGACCGTCACGAAGCAGTTCTTTGGAATCCTCGAACAGCGGCTCTTGGACATGAACGAATTGCTCAACCGCAACATTGACAAGATTGCAGAAGAAGCACGAAAGGGGAGAGAATGATATGAAAAAGGTCGTCAGTCCGTGTTTCTGTAAGGTCTACACCCGCAGCGGCAATGAAGCTACCGCACGGGCGTTCTGCAAAATCCAGTTTGAGAATGGCAGACTCAGCATCACCGGCGTTATCGGCCCTCTGCGCAGCGGTGGCCACCGTGGCAGCGCCGGCCAGTGCGTTGATGAAATCCGCGAAGGCTGCCCCTGCGATGAATGGACGCGGGAAATGCTCGACAAGTTCTGCTCCATCTGGGATGAGTGGCATCTGAACGATATGCGGCCGTACTGCAAGCATCAGAAGGAGCTTGGCTGGGACAAGCTGGCCGTCACGCCTGTCACCCTGTACCACTATCGGCTGAACAGCAAAACCCTCCGGCTGCAGGAATCCATGAAGAAAAGCTCGTGGAAAATGCTCTGCGATGGCATGACCGCTGCTCTGAGCGATGACCAAATCGAAGTTGCCAAATTGCCGTACAGCCTTACGCTCCCTCACGAAATCTCTGGCGAGGCGGCTTTGTATTACGAGCCGCAGAAGCCTCTCTATCCCGGAATGGCTGGTGCGACCGAAACAAAGGCCCTCGGCTGGCTCCATCCTGAGGAACACCCTGATGGAATTCTCGGCAAGCCTTGCCCGGTCTGCGGCTACAAGTACGGACACTCGTGGTTGACGGAAGAAGTCCCGCAGGATGTGATTGACTGGCTGTGCAGCCTGCCTGAGTCGCCCGTCGAACCGGCGTGGGTGTGATTATGAGTGGCTATGAGCAGCTTTCCATGTTCACCATGAACGTGGACCCGATTACTGCCACCTGCTGCATGGATGGTTGCCCGGCTCGGGCCAGCCCGGTGGAGCCGTGGATGGCAGCGCTCATCCCCGCTGGAGAGTATGTGGTGCAGGTTGCTGGGCATCCGCTGGTTCTGCGGCCCATGCCCGGCAGACAGGCCGACATCCAGCGTGGGCATGAATACTACCACTACATGATCGGCGGGCGGCTTTATGCCGGCACATTCGTTGGGAGGAATTCTGGATGATGGACAAAATCGTGGTCACAGCGGCGGACATCGAAAAGCTCCTTGCATGGCGGGATGAGCACACCGATCTGGTTCGTTCGATGCCGGTTCCCCTGCGAGAAGTGGAAATCCAGATTGTCGAGAGCGGCATCTCCATTAAGTGCTTCCGCTCTGACAAGAAGCTGAAGCTCTACCTCGACAGCCCGGCCCGGAAGCTCGGCCACGTTGTCTTTGCTCCGCTGGGCAACGGCCTGTGGAAGAAGAAAGTAAGCACGCTTCCTGTGGACTGTAACCCCACCGAAACCGAACAGGGCGCTTTGACCGTGTACGGCTCCCTGATGGCGCTGATGTCGTATGGAACGGGCGGCATCCGTGGTGGCGTGGCTACCACAACCTCGAAGGCTCCTGCTGAACGTAAAAGCTCCACAAAGCCGCGTACGGCAAGCACCACATACATCATTCACTCGGCCGGAAAACAGCTTACAGTGGTTCCTAGAGGCCACCATGCAAGCCCGGCCTGTTCCTTTACCGTAAGAGGCCACTTCCGCCACTACAAGAGCGGCAAGACGGTCTGGATTGCGGAGTATCGCAAGGGGACTGGCCGCAGCCGGGGCAAGACCTACAAGATCGGAGGTGATCTGGATGACCGAGAAGTCCGAATGGCAGTTCCTCGTTGATTACGTCAAGGATGACACGACAGATTTCTACAACGATGCCTGCCAGAACCAGCTTGTGGCCTTGTGGACCTCGTACTGCCTGCATAACAGCCTCGATGTCGATACAGCGATGTACGATGCAGTTTTGATGGATTTGTTCAACGCTCTCTCTGATGAACAGAAAGCCGAACTGCACTGCACCGGCTTCTCGGAGCTTGATAGTATGATGGCCCAGTGGCTTGTCTGAAAGGAGATAAAAAATGAGCGACATACGGTTAGTTAATGTAGTGCCCATCGTCAACGGATGGAACGATGCGGCGAAGAAGAATCTGGAGGAGGCCAAAACTTTGATGGCCTCCGGGAACCATCTCGACTACAACAAGGGTGTTGTCAAGGAAAGCGTTGCGAACCTCGTTTCCGGGTTTGCCGATGACCTGATGAGTGCGCCTTTCATCGACCCGGAAACGCTGCGGCCGATGGCACACTGGGATGGACAGTATGACGGCTACTATGACGGAGAGCCCGTCGTACGCTGCAAGGACTGTGAACATTTCAAGAACTACGGAAAGACATCTTTGCTCGCCGATGGAAAGAACATCAAGGCGGGGTGGTGCTACAGACGGATTCGGTATGATGAGGAGTACAGGATGCCGCCGGACGGTTTCTGCTCATACGGGAAAAGAAGGAATGGAGGTAATGGCAATGCGAAAAATTGAGGATACGGAGGAGCAGAATGAGCACTGAACACAAAGCTGTCCTCCTGAGTATCCGACCTGAGTGGTGCGTGAAGATTCTCAACGGAGAAAAAACTGTGGAGATTCGCAAGAATCGGCCAAAACTGAAGCCTCCGTTCAAGTGTTACATCTACTGCACGAAGGCTCAAAAAAAGCTAATCACCATCTTTAGAGATGGAGATGTCTTTGGCGACGGAGAAGTATATCGCGGTAAGCCGCAATTTGTCACTTGGGACGGTGGCAACATTCCAATCGAAATCAGACAGAAAGAACAGACCGTTATCGCCGAGTTCGTCTGCGACAAAATAAGGCCTATCATCGGCAAAACATGGATTGTCAAAGAAGACATCGAAAGAGCCACGTCTGGAAGCTGCCTGTCCTTGAAGCAAATCATAGAATACGCCGGATGGAGCCATTGCTCCTCGTTCACCGAGCGCAAGGAGCTGTATGCGTGGCATATCTCAGACCTGAAGATTTATGACCAGCCCAAGTCCTTGTCCGGCTTTTCTAGGCATGACTTTCGTGGCATGAACGGAACCGATGTCTGTGGAAATGAGAGCTGCGAGCATTATCGGCCGTCTGGAAGCTATATGCTCCCGCCGACCTGCGCAATCAATGGCTGCTGTTTGAGCAAGCCGCCCCAGAGCTGGCGCTACGTTGCTGAGGCAAAGGAGGACGACGCCTTATGAGTAAGAAACGGTATCTTGAAGCTGAGATGCTGAAAGAGTTCCTGCGCATGGGCATGAAGGTAGGCCATATCCACACATTACGGGATGTGGAGAACTATATCGACACCCAGCCAGAAGCTACCCCGCAGGAAGTGGCCGGTCAATGCTGGAGAAATTCCAAGTATGACCCGCCGACAGAAGCGGATGCTGACAGACTCGGAAGAATCATTGTTTGGGGAGCCGCGGTCAAGCACGTTGACATCACATATTGGGAGAATGCAATTTTTCACCCTGTGGACGTTCCGTTCTGGATGCCGTTGCCTGTAGCGCCGGAGGAAAAAGCAGAATGACACGTAAAGAAATGTTTGACCTCAGAATTGCAAGTGATGGATTTCGTTATGCGGTCAGAAAAGCGCTGTTTGAATGCTCCAAATTTCCGCCCTGCACCGAGCGAATGATCGTTGAGGGAAGACTGGCTGAAGCGCTGTATTTTTCAGAGCGGATGATGGAAAAAACGTACAAAGACCTTGAAACGGAGGGAAAAACTAATGTGGGCTGAAATGTCTGATGCAGCCAAGTGGCTGGCTGTTGGAGCTGCGATTGTCGCAGCCGTTATCGTAACTGGGCAGACGTACCCGCTGTGGTTCTTTCTGATTCCGATGATCTGTTGATGAGGAGGTGCTGACCGTGGAATTGAAGAACAGCGAACATTACAACGACCCGACGCCGTATGAGGCGCACAAGAACATCCGCAAGGAGGAGCAGCTTGAAGCTGCTCAAATGCGCACCATTAGCGCGTTGGTCAGCGCATTGAAGCAGGTAGCCGATCTCGCCGGGTTCGAGATCGTTGGCCGGGTTGCTCTCATGGATAAGGACTCCGGGAGGATTTTCAGATGAGTACCCCAAAGTGCGAGATGTGCGGCCGGGAAATCCCAAACGCCAAGAACCGTCAGAAGTTCTGCCATGACTGTGTAAAGAAACGTCAGGCTGCACAATCCCATAAGTCATACCTCAAGCACCGCGAGCATTATCTGGAACGCAGCCTTGCTCAAGCTGAACACCGGAAGCAGGAAGCGCTAAAGGAAAAAATGCTGGAGGAGCTTCTGCTCGCCAAAAGGCCGGAGCCGAAGTACAACATCACGCAGGTGGTCAAAAAAGCAAAAGACCTCGGCATCAGCTACGGCTGGTGTTCGTATCTGCTTTCGGTCGGAAAAGTCTGTATGGAATGAAAGGAGAGCGCTTATATGACGCTG